AATTTTCAAGATAATAGCACATCAAAACAAATTAGACTTTTAGCGATTTACAATAAAAATATGGAAGTATTTGGTAAAGAAAATAGAGATTCTATAAAATCATTTATATTAGAGGATTATAAATTTATAACAGAAACATTAAATAAAGAATTATGAAAAGTAAATTAGTATCAGGTTTATACTGTAGTAAACCAAATGTAGAATGGAATAAAGTAAGATTAGGTGTAAAAGTAGAAGCATTTATTGAAGAGTTAAAATCCTATAAAGAACACATTAGTGATAATGGTTTTGTGAATATAGATGTATGTGTTTCTAAAGATGGCACAAAAATGTATGCTTTACTTGATACATATAAACCTGAAAACAAAGCACAAGTAAGTGCATCACAACACAGTCCTGATAGAGAAACAGACGACGATCTTCCTTTTTAAGACTGTGTAAAAAATTCTCACCGATTTTTTAGGGCATTTCTATTTTAGTTTTGCCCTTTTTTTTTAATTTTAAACAAATCTTAAACTATGATAATAAATTTTAATGATCATTTACGCAAAATTAAACAAGTGAGAGATGGTCAAATTAAAGAGGGTTTGAAGTTAGGTATATATGAAATTGATGAACATTTAAGGTTTAAGACATCTAATTTTAATGTCATACTCGGACACGCCAATACAGGCAAAACAACTATTATTCTTTATTTAATGTTGTTATATTCTGTAAAACATAATTTACGTTGGTTAGTTTTTTCAAGTGAAAATGAGCCATACACTTTAATTAAAAAATTAATTGAGTTTATGGAAGGCAATATAATAAATAAAATTAGTGATATACATTTTAAAAAACGTAGTGATTGGATTAATGCACATTTCAAATTTATTGATCCTAATGAATTATATTGTTTTAAAAATATTATTGACCTAGCAACATCTTTAAAAAAAAGTTGGGATTATCAAGGTTTATTAATTGATCCATATAATTCTATGATAAAAAATAAAGAGTTAAGTAAAACTATGAATGGACACGAATACGATTATTATGCCTGTAGTGAGATGAGGGTGTTTTGTAAAAAAAATCAAGTCAGTATTTGGTTAAACACACACGCAAGTACAGATGCATTAAGAAAAAAACACAGTGACAGACACGATTATGCAGGTCATCCTATACCACCAATGGCGAGTGATGTTGAAGGTGGTGGCAAATTTGTTAATCGTGCTGATGATTTTATAGTTATACATCGTTATATTCAACACCCAAGTGAATGGATGAATAGTTTAATACACGTCAGAAAAGTTAAAGATGTGGATACAGGTGGTAGACCTACATCAATAGATAGTCCAATTAAATTAAAAAGTGTGATAAATAATGTTGGATTTGAACTAAATGGAAAAAATTTATTAGATTTACCAAAAAGAGTTCAAACAGATTTACCTTTTTAGTGGAATTTAAAATTAACAATACCGCATTTTATTTGCAAATTATACCAACGTATGGTTTAGCAATAGGTCTTTTATATTACAATCCAAATTTAGAACCTTCTAAAACAAGAGTAGATGAATACGATTTTTATGAACAGATCACATTCTTGTTTGTAATTTTTGGGTTACATTTAACTTGGTGGAAGTATGAATAGCACATTAAATTTAATAGCAAAAAAACATCAAGATTGGTTACGTATTGTTAAAAGTTTCGGTTGTAATCGTGATACAGCAGAAGATATTGTACAAGAAATGTATATAAAAATCAACAAGACATTGACAAATGGTGCTAATATTATGTATACAAATTCTGAAGTAAATCATTTTTATATTTTTAGAACATTGAGAAGTATGTTTTTAGATCTAATTAGGAAAGAAAAAAAAATTACTTTTTTAGAAATTAACCAATTAAATCATAATTTAAATACTGATGAGGTAGTAAATTTTGAAGAAAGCTATAAAAATTTTTTAGAAACTTTAGATGAAATGCATTGGTATGATAAAAAGGTTTTTGAATATATAGAAGATGGAGAAAGCATAGCAAGTTTAAGTGAAAAAACCAAGATAAGTTATTATTCGTTATATAATACATATAAAAGAGTTAAAAAAACATTATTAAAAAAATTATGAGATTAGGAGATTTAGTTGAAAAAATATTTTTATACACAGGGATTAAGTGGTTACATAAAAAAATTATGTTTGATATTTTAGGTTATACAAGTTGTAATTGTGACAAACGAAAAGAATATTTAAATAATCTGACTATTAACAGAAACGCAAAAAAATGATGTTAAAAAAAGATTACAATAAATGGACGATATTTAGATTGTCAAACAGTAACCAATTATCTGAACACGAAACAAAATTTATAGCAGACTTACACGCGAAATACAAAAATCATAGTTATTATATACCTTGTACTTGCAGTTCTAGCACTTGGAACAGATGGATTGCTGACATTAATGAGTTATATAATAATACTTCTTTTGAGTCAAATAAAAAAAATACATAAATTAGAAAAAGCGATAGTAAGTTTTTTAAACTTTGATGGTTGGGCTTTGGAATGGTCTGGTGGTCATTATGAACATTACGATGCTAGAGGCTTAACACCGAAAGGTACTGATTGTGTTATTGAGATGAAATTTAGAAATAAATATTATAAAGAAAAATTATTAGAACAATATAAATATGATAAATTAATGAAGATGAATCTTAATATTGTAAAATTTTATTTTATTAGTGACCCTAAAGGTAATTATATGTTTTGGTTAAATAATTTAGATATTCCCCCTATTAAAGATATGTGGTGTCCGCATACTTCCTTTTGGAATACAAAGAAAGTTTTAAAGCCTTGTTATCTTTTACCTGAAAATGATGCAGTATGGATTAATTATAATGATTAATATTAAATTTTTTTAATAACTTTGTTTTTTATATATTTATGTAATGAAAACAATTATTGAAAAAAAAATACAAAACCTACAAGATTTACAACTTACAACAAACCTTTTAACGATACAAGAGTATTTTAAAAAGTGGTTAAAGCTAAAACCAAATAACAAAGAATTAATAAAAGCTAACGACTCTCTAGTTGAATTGTCTTTATTGTGTAATAGTTTAATAACAGATAAAGATTATTTATATATAATAGCTGAAGAATTTAGAGAAGACAAAATTAGGGCAATACAAAGAGCCAGAAAAGCAGAAACTAAAATAGACAATTATGAAAAGAATATCAATAACAAAAAAGGAACTACAAATAATTATTGAAGCTGTTAATGCAAAAAAAGGATTAATATTAAATACAGATAGTAGATTTTCAAATTATAATACTTTACTTAAAAAATTAAATAAATTACATCCACATTTTGAATATGTACTTGACCCAATACAATATGATGAATATTAAATTAAATAAAATGAAAGAAAAAGTATTTCACGAAGACTATTATAAAATTTTAAATAAAAAAACAAAAACACAGCTAATAGAAAAAATTGAAGATCAACATATAGAATACAGGAAATTAGGTTGGGATTTAGATTGTAGTGGTGATTATCAAATAAAAATATGGAAAAATAAACAATTAGTACAAGATTTAAAATTTACTTGGTCGGATCAGCCGAATGGCGCAAACTTTAAAGATGTAAAAGATTTAGAGCATCAATTAATGCAAGCATACCAAGATTACGAAAGCCTTGTAGAAAGTCAAATCATATTTAACGGAGATTGGGATGAGCGTTGAAACTATAAAGTTATTAGATGGTAGTGTTTGGGATAAAAACGAACTTGTTAATAATATGGACGATGTCGACTTTTACTATAGATTATGTGGTAAAAATATGTTGTCAAGCAGTTCAGCAAAATTATTATTAGATAGTTATAAAAAATTTCATTATGTAACTAAATATGGTTATCCCGAATCACAAGCATTACGAGATGGGTGGTTGTTTCATACAGCTATATTAGAACCTGATGTATATCAACAACAAAAGTTCATAGATGTACAAAGTAGAAACACAAAAAAATTTAAAGAAGCTAAACAACAATATGACAAAGTATTTACTATGAAAGAAAAAAATGAAGCAGAGAGATTAGCAGATGCTTTTTTAAAAAATAGTCAATTAGTTCAATATTTAAATAAAGCGCAATTTGAAATACCAATAGCAGGTACAGTAATGGATATGCCATTTAGAGGTAAAGCTGACATAATTACAAAAGATGGTTGTGTTATAGATTTAAAAACAACTACTAATGTTAAAAATTTTAAACATAGTGCATATAATTTTTCTTATGATTTACAATGTTATGTTTATTGTATTTTATTTAATGTAAGTTATAATAATTTTAAATTTATTGCAATTGATAAAGATAGTTTAGTGCCAAAATATTTTGATGTATCAGAAAAATTTTATTTTAGTGGTGAGAAAAAATGTGAACAAGCGATTAAAGAATACAAACAATGGTCAGGAAAAGATTTAGATGAATATTTAAAATATGATATATTATGAGAAAAGAATACAAGAGTAAAAGAAATAAAAATATTTTATTTGCACAAGAAACAGCAAGAACAATAAAAATTTTAACAGGTGTCGATGTGTTTCAAAACAGTCAAAAAAAAGATGTAATTGAATCTAGATCATTATTAGTTTATGTTTTAAGAAGTGTCGAAAATATGACATACGAAACCATTAGCGAATTTTTTAATTTAAATGGTAAAGAATATCACTACTCAACTGCTTTACACGCATATAAAAATTATGAAATGTATTGTAAATACAACAAAAATTTGGACAAATACTTTGAACAAATAGTAAACAAAAGTGATTCAGACAATGCAAAAAAATTAGTTGCAAAATCTATTATAGATAATTCAGGTGTTGAGGTAGCAGAGTTATTTACCTATATGATGAATAAATAAATAAATAAATATGTTTGATATAAAAATTACAGAATATGATATTTTTAAAGCTAAAAAAGAAGCTAATGAAATTAATAAAGGTATAAGTACAATAGGTAGGAATGGAACAAAAGAAGAACAAATAATAGGTAACATTGCAGAAAACAAAATAGTAGAAATATTAAATGTCCCAAAAGCTAATAAAATAATTGATTATGGTTATGATATAAAAATAAATAATAAATTAATTGATATAAAATGTATGGGTAGAAAATTCAAACCTAAATTAGATTATGTAGCTAATTTTTTTCCAAGACAGAAAAATTACAAAGCAAATTTTTTTTTATACACTTCATATAATAAAAATTTAAAAATTTTAACTGTTTGTGGTTTAATAGAAAAGGAACAATATTTTGAAAAAGCAAAGTTATTTAAAAAAGGAACAAAAAGATTTAGAGGTCAATCTCCTCCATTAATTGTAGAAGATGATTTATATGAGTTAGAATATAAATATTTTACATCTATAAAAAGTTTACAAGAATTAAAAAATAAATTATATGAAAGTTGAAATTAATAAAATAAAAACAAACCCTAACAATCCAAGACTAATTAAGGACTATAAATTTAAACAACTTGTAATGTCTATAAAAGAGTTTCCTGAAATGCTAGAAAAAAGACCAATAGTTGTAGATGAAGATATGGTTGTATTAGGTGGTAATATGAGATTAAAAGCTTGTCAAGAAGCAGGGTTAAAAGAAATTTACGTTAATATAGCTAAAGGGTGGACAGAGAAACAAAAACAACAGTTTATAATAAAAGACAATATTGGTTATGGGGAATGGGATTGGGATGTATTAGCAAATGAATGGAATATAGATGAATTAAATGATTGGCATTTAGATTTACCACCAATATTTAATGATGAAGAACCATATACAAAAAAAATTGATTCACCAAAATATGAAGCTAGTGAAGAAAAACCTAATATAAATGAACTTGTTGATGATACTAAAACAAAAGATTTAATTAGAAAAATACAACAATCAGATTTGAATAAAAAAGAAAAAGATTTTTTAATAAAAGCAGCGCAAAGACATATTGTATTTAATTATGCAAAAATTGCAGACTATTATGCAAATTCAGAAAAAGATGTACAACAATTGATGGAAGATAGTGCGTTAATAATAATAGACTTTAAAAAAGCAATAGAACAAGGTTATGTAAATTTAAATGAAAAAATCACAGATCAGTATATAAAAGAATATGGCGAGTGACAATAAAAAATTTGTAGTTTTTATATTAACTTATGGTAGATCTAAAAAAGTATACACATATAATACTTTAAAAAAACAAAATTATACAGGTAATATTTATTTGGTATGCTCTGATGATGATAAACAATTAGATGCTTATAAAAATAATTTTAAAAATGTTATTGTATTTAATAAAAATAATTATCAAAATAAATTTGACATAGGAGATAATTTTAATGATAATAGGGTAGTTGTATTTGCAAGAAATGCAATCTATGATATTGCAAAAAAATTAGGCATTAAATATTTTATTGTTTTAGATGATGATTACACAGCGTTTAGATATACAGCAGATGCAAATCAAACATATTTAACAAAAGCAAAGAACATTAAAAATTTAGATGTTTTATTTATAAATCTTTTAAGTTACTACCAAAATACAAATGCTAAATCTTTATGCATAGCACAAGGCGGTGATTTTATAGGAGGGGAAAACAGCAGGGTATTTAAAAAGAAACTTACACGCAAAGCAATGAATTTTTTTATTTGTAGCACAGAAAGACATTACAACTTTATAGGTAGAATTAATGAAGATGTTAATACATACGTTAGATTAGGTACAATAGGTGATTTATTTTTAACAATAGCTGATATAAGATTAGAACAATTAGACACACAAAGCAATACAGGTGGTTTAACAGAGTTTTATTTAGATGGTGGCACTTATGTTAAATCTTTTTATACAGTTTTATTTTCACCAAGTTGTACAAAAATTACTTTAATGGGTAATAAAAATAAACGACTGCATCATATGATAAAATGGAATAATGCAGTGCCGAAAATATTAAAAGAAAAATATAAAAAATGAACAAAACAGAACACAATAAAAAGGCTTTATTAGAAGCATTAGAAAAATCATTAGGTATTGTTACAACAGCTTGTAAGCAAGTAGGAATAGGTCGAACTACATATTATGAATATTTAAAAGACAAAGACTTTAAAAAGCAAGTAGATTCAGTACAAGATATTGCATTAGATTTCGCTGAAAGTCAATTACATAAACAAATACAAGCAGGAAATACAGCAGCTACTATTTTTCTGTTAAAAACAAAAGGTAAGGGTAGAGGATTTGTTGAAAGGCAAGAAATTACAGGTGCAGAAGGATTACCAACAAACGTAACAGTAGAAATAATTAGGAATGAACATAAAAACGAATGATGTATATGGTCATTTAGTTGATAGTAATAAAAAAATAATAGTTGAGCAGGGTGGCACAAGAAGTGGGAAAACTTACAATATATTACTATGGATTATATTTAGTTATTGCACAAATAAAAGAAACAAAACAATAACAATATGCAGAAAAACATTTCCAAGTTTAAGAGCATCTGTTATGCGAGATTTTTTGGACATATTAAGAATACACAAAATGTATTCAGAAGAGTCGCATAACAAGTCATCAAGTGAATACAAGCTCTATGGTAACCTTATAGAGTTTATTAGTTTAGATCAACCGCAAAAAGTAAGGGGTAGAAAAAGAGATTTACTATTTATTAATGAAGCAAATGAATTGTATTGGGAAGATTGGCAACAACTAATTTTTAGAACACAGGGCAAGATTATATTAGACTATAACCCATCAGAAGAATATCATTGGATTTATGACAAGGTAATACCAAGAGATGATGCTGACTTTTTTAAAACAACTTATTTAGATAACCCTTTTTTAGAAGATACAATAAAAAGTGAAATAGAAAGGTTAAAAGAAACAGACGAGCAATATTGGCAAATATATGGTTTAGGTATAAAAGGTGTTACTAAAGCTACAATATTTAGGTATATAGAGGTTAATAAAATACCTGACCAAGCAAAGTTTTTAAGTTATGGTATGGATTTTGGATATACTAACGATCCTACCACGTTAACAGGAGTTTGGACACACGAACATAATATTTATATCAAAGAATATTTATACCGAACTATGATGACCACAACAGACATACATAAATTCTTACAATCGTTAAATATAAATAGAGAAATGATATGGGCAGATTCAGCAGAGGTGCGTTTAATAGATGAATTAAGGCGAATGGGTTGGAATATAAGACCAAGCATAAAAGGTAGAGATTCAGTCAATGCAGGTATAGATCTTTTAAAAAGGTATAAAATACATATAACTGATGATAGCAACAACGCAATACAAGAGTTTCGTAATTATAAATGGAAGGAAGATAAAAATGGTAAAATGATAAACATACCTGAAGATAATAACAACCATATTATTGACGGATTAAGGTATGCTACATATAGTATTTTAAGCAAACCAAACTTTGGTAAGTACGCAATAAACTAAAACAAATTAGTTTTTATTAAATATTTTTAATATCTTTATAGTATATAACAAATAAAACTAATAATTATGAATATGAATTTTTACAAAAAACTAGAAGAAATAAATAATAATCCTAACGTAAATGTATTACTAGATCAATTATCTACAGAGTGTTTAAATTATCAAACAAGATTAGAATTAATAGAACAAATTAGAAAAACTTTAAAATAATGAAAACAGAAACAAAACTAAACACAGGAATAACAGTACAAAGAATAACCAAAAATGGTGTAACTAAAATATATGTCAAACAAAAATAAAAACTATGAATATAATGAAAGAACTATTTAAAAAACAAAACAAAAGACTGACAATTAAATTTATAACCTATCCGATTTATTGGTTTATTATTTGCTACGCAACAATGTATGCAGCTGCAATCTACTTGGATTATAATACTGTAGCTTATGGCACATAATGGATGGTCAAATTATGCTACTTGGCGAGTGCATTTAGAATTATTTGAAGAGTATGAGTTTTTCATTGATTATACAACAGAAAATTTAGAAGACTATGTTTATGATTATATTGAACAAGATTGTAGTAATCAATTAACTTTAGATTACGCAAATGCTTTTATAAGTGAAGTTGATTTTAATGAAATATATAATGCAATACAAGATTGGAAAAAGGAATATAAATGCCCTGAATGTGATAAAGATGTTGATTATAAGGGTTATTGTTCAAAAGAGTGTGAGGAAGCGAGTATGCATTAAGTTTTTTATTTAGTTTTATTTGTTTAAATTGGGGTGGTCAATATGATTGCCCCTTTTTTTATAAACAAGATTTAAATGACGTTATATAATTATGAAGTTACACATAAACATACCAGACAGTTTAAGTGATATTACTCTTGAACAATATCAAAAGTTTGATAAATTAAATACTAAAGAAAACGAAGGAACAGTATTTTTAATGCAAAAAATGGTTGAGATATTTTGTTGGGTGCCTTTAGATCTAACAAGAGAAATTAAATATAATGATCTAATAAGTATTGTTGAGCATATAAATAATTTAATTACAAAAGAGCCTGAATTAATTACAACCTTTTTATTAAATGGCAAAGAGTATGGCTTTATACCAAATTTAGATAATATTACTTTAGGTGAATATATAGACCTTGATAATTATTTAGGTGGTTGGGAAAATATGCATAAGGCTATGTCGGTTATGTATAGACCTATAACATTAAAAAAAGATAATAGATATATTATTGAAGATTACAAAGGATCAGTATATCAAGAGCAAATGTTAAAATGTCCATTAGATGTAGTAATTAGTGCTATGGTTTTTTTTTATCATTTAAACAAAGAACTGTTAAGCTATACCCTGAAATATTTGAAACAGGAGATAGGGGAGAATCTGTCGGTGGATCAGATAAAAACTTTGGAGAGAAATGGGGTTGGTATCAATCAGTCGCTTTCCTCTCTAACTACAATATTGAAAGATTTAAACATATCACAAAATTAAAAGCAACAGAGTGCTTTATGATGTTAGCATTTTCAAAAGAAAAAAATGAGTTAGAAATGAAACAAATAAAAAAAGCAAATAAAATATGAAAAAGAAAAATAAAAAAATTAAGATACAAAAAGGTAATGTATTTTGCGAGGGTGATAATTGTTACTGCGATATGCAAGAAACATTAAATAAGATATTTCCATATTATATGCCTAATTGTTTAACAGAAGAAGAATTTAATATACTTAAAAGCAATTTAAAAGAGATAGATTTATTATCAGAAGAAAATAAAGACAATCTTTTAGAAATTTATAAAAGTGTATTTAAGGTAAATAGAAGTTGGGGTATTAAAGTTTATAATCATTTAGCAAGAGTTTATAAAGAATATGAGCCAACAGGGAACTAGATCATTTTATCAAGTAACAGAAACATTAAAGACACAATTATTAGCAGACCCAAATGTTAATACAGTTACTTTTGGTGATATATCTGACATTGATTTATCTAAACAAACAATGTTTCCTTTATCTCATATTGTAGTAAATAGTGTTAGTTTTGAAAATAACATAGTTAATTTTAATATTAGTATATTGTCAATGGATATTGTAAATACGTCTAAAGATGAAACAACTGATATTTTTAGAGGCAATAATAATGAACACGATATACTTAATACACAATTAGAAGTACAAAACAGATTAGTACAAGAGTTTAAAAAAGGTGATTTGTTTTCACAAAGTAGCACAACA